ACAGGACAGCTCTGCCAAGACCACTGGGAGGCCTATTGCGACCGCCAGTGGTGGGAGGCCTGCACCGCCATCGATGAGGCCGGCCTGATGGTTTGGCCAGGGCATTCCCCTGCTCCCAGACTGACATCAGAACTGACCTGATCCACCATGACCAAGGGCAGCAACACGTCGGGGCAGGCCAGCCCCCAAGGCGTTGACAGCAAGCCAGCCGCGGCCACGCAGAAGCCTTTGATCTTCACCCTTCAGGCGGTGCAGGACACCTGGCTGAAGAAGTCCGTCGACCCGGCGGCGGAGCTGCCCGAGGATCAGAAGGTGCTGGTGCCGGCCGGCAAGCAGCTGCCCGTGGTGGCCACCAGCGAGATTCCTCGCAACTCCCACGAGCTGGTGGAGCTTGGCTCCAGCGCCGGCCAGTGGCACGTCTACATGCCGCACTTCCGGCGCCTGCAGGGGGCGGCCCCAGCGGCCCCGCCAGCGCCGGCGGTGATCGTTCAGCCTGGCGTGATCGACTGGAGTAACTTCGGCGCCTTCATCACCCCCAACCTCACGGTGGGGGAGGTGCTGCAGTTTGACCACCGGCGCCGGCCATCGGCCCAGAGCGCCGTGGTGCCGCGCATCCTGGAGACCGCCCGCGAGTTTCAAGCCGTTCGCATGGCCTGGGGCCGGCCGCTGGGCGTCACCAGCTTCCACGTCTCAGGCCTGGCCATTGACATCTACCCGATCGGCTTGCCCCTGCAGGCCCTCTACAGCTTCCTGATCGGCCGGTGGACCGGTGGCTTTGGCGACGGCCGCAACCGGGGCTTCATCCACCTGGATCGCAGAGGCGGTGGCCGCTTCGTGCCCAGTGGCGGCGTGCGGCCGGCTGATGTCAGGCCCTACTGAGCGTTCCAGTTGGTGCAGGTGTGCTGCCTGGCTGAGTAGCGGGTTGCTACAGCATGAACCGGTGAACCCACATCCCGCCACGGTCAGGCCACCAGCGGAACGCGGGACCACGTGGTCAAGTGTGTCGGCTGGGTCGGCGCAATAGGCGCACTGGTGGTTTCACTCGGCGAAGATCCGCCGGCGGAATCGGGCCTTGGTGATTTTCGTGGGCTGGAGTTGGGTTTCGTCGATCAGGTGATCGAAAGGGGGCATCAGCCCGCCGCCTCTTGCATCACTGACACCCAGATGCGGCCCATTCCCAGCAACGGAAGCACTCGATCCCTGAGATCCACATTGTGCATGCGAATGCAGCCCAGGGTGGAATGCAGCGCTTGCCGTGGTGCCCATGCCCCTGGCCAGCCGCAGGCCGTGCCGCCGCCGTGGATCATGATCCCGTCCCTGCCGTAGCGACTTCCGGGGCCCTCCTGCCCTTCCTGGCCCAGCAGGTCGAATGAATACCAGCCATAGGCGCGGCGATCAGCGCTAAACGTTGCGGATGGGTCCTGCTCATAGTCGCGGTAGACCTGGCCCACCAGGTACAGCCCTGGAGGTGTATCGCTGTTGGTTACCGTCCATTCCGATTCGCCCGCCTGGCCCCGGCACAGACACGGCACAGACCAGAGGCGTTTGCCGTCGTGGGTGTAGGCGGTGAGTGTTTTCAGGCGATCATCGGCAAGGAGGTGGTGATCGCCGGGCTTCAGCGGTGGCTGCTTTTTGGGCCCGACCATCCCGGCAGGGACCGGGGCGCCCTGCTGCTGGAGCGGTGGCCGTTGCTGTGGGGCCAACAGCCGCCCGGATTGCACCAGCCCCCACACGCGCTGAGCCTCGGCCTGGCGGCGGTCCAGGTGCGGCACGCCAGGGCGGAAGTATCCGGTGCGGCTGGCGGCTGATCCGGTCCAGTATTCAGCAGCCTGTGCCGGTGTCATGTTCGGCGGCCGGTTCTCGAAAATTCGAGTCCAGCCGATCAGCGAACCCTGCGATGGGTCGTGTAGACCGGCGTACTCCTCAGCGAAATACTGCTGTTGCCAGCGGTTGGAGTTGGGATCGATGCCACTGTTAAGGGCCGTCGAGCGTGCCTTGTCGTAGGCGATGCGCCTGACCGCGGTGTACTGCATCGCGCCACGCCCTGCACCAGAACCTGCCTCAACCACATCGAGGCGGTCAAGGTTGGGCCGTCCGGTTTCGATGATGATGCAGCCGATGAACCCGCATGCTTCGGCTGGCGTCAGCGGTCGGATGCGCTCGCGTGATTCCTGCTGCACCTGCGGGCTAGTGAGGTAGGTGAGCCAGGATTGGAGATTCTCGAGGCTGGGATCCCTGCTCATCACGGTGGCAGGGGTGACGGGAGAGGCCGGGGCAGCGACAGGTCCGGAAGGTGGTGTGGGCTTCAGCCAGATGCTGTTGCGGATCTGGCCACCCTCTTCGAGCTGCTGCCGCTGCGCCGGGGTGAGCATGAGCTCCACCGCCGACCAGAAGGCCTGATGCTGGGGGTTGCCCAGTTTGGTGGACAGGGCGTAGCGCAGAAGGGAGGGGTTCATGGGTTGAGGGAGGGGTTCATGGAATGGTGGGTTGTGTGGGTTGCTCACGACGCGCCAGGGCCGCCGGATCGAACAGCAGGGTGAGGATGCGCAGCTCCACAGCCAAGGGATCGCGATGCACCACCCGTTGCACCGCCGTAAAGAACAGCAGTGACACCTGAGCAGCGCCGGCCGTGATCGCCCGCTGCATCTGGGCATCGATCACGGCAAACACCTCCGGCAGTTGCTTTCGCAGGTCAGCCCCCAGGGCTTGCAGTAGCAGGGTGGTGAGATGCCTGAGCACCAAGCCAAGGACGGGTTTGAACAGGAAGCCGATCATGCTGGTTCAGGGTCATCGCCATCTCCAGCATGGCCCTGCCCGGGATCCGGCACGATGCCGATCGGGCCACTGAGGGGCTGTTCGCTTTCATCCTCCGTGCGGCGGCGGTTGAGCAGCACACTGCCGGCCAACCCACCCATGGCCGCAGCAGCTGATTCAGCGGGGCTGTGCACCACCAGGGCCAGCAGGGTGTCGGTGGATCGGCGGCCAATCTCTCCCATCTGCGACCAGGCCGGCAGGCACTCCAACGGTCGGCGGCTGCGCATCTCGCACAGCATGGCTTGGGTGAGGCCTGCCACCAGCTGCCAGCTCACATTGGCCACCACTACCCAGCCGGCGATGGTGAGGCCGGCGCCGATCACAGGTGAAACGCTGGCAATCACACTGCGGCTGGCTTTCTGTTGAGAATGCGTGGTCATAGACCCCCTTTGGTGAGGCGTACTTCGTGTTCCTGAAGCTCCTCCTTCACGACCTCATAGCGCTTTTGCTGTAGGTCACTGTTTTTGATCAGCGTGCTCATCGATTCACGCATAACCGACACGTCTTTCCACACGCCAATGCTGGCGCTGGCAGCCGCCATAAAACTGAGCGCCGTGATTGTTGCTAGCACCGGCAGCAGATAACTGGCCAGCACCTGGGGTGGCCGAGGCTCGTGAGCCCCATTGGCTGGGTCGTATGGTTCGTGCATGGCCTAGTGCTTCGTCATCACAAAACTAGGCCTGTGGCCGTCAACTGATCGCGGCAGGTGCGGTGGCGATGGTTGAGGGCAGGTCACGGTCTGAGCGCTGTCTACCTCAGTCTGCTGAGGTGGTCTTAGCCGGACAGATCAGCGCAGCGATTCCTCGATCGCCTGAATCAGGCCCTCGTCACGCGAATGGGCGGCGTAGGGGTCTGTGTTCATGCCGAGCAACCACTGGTACAGGGGGATTGCCAGCACCCGCTCATCGTCGGCGGCGGGAATGTAGCCAGGGTCAGAGGGAAGCATGATCAGAGCACGACGTTTGGAGTGATGTTGAACCCGTGCTCAGGGCTGATGCCACGGGCGTAGGACCGCAGCGCCATGTTTAGAGCAAAGGTGCTGTCCGCTTGGTTCAGCGCGGCGTTGGTGATGACAGGGTTGTATCGCCTAGTGGAAGCGCCCAATGGGTGAGGCTCGCCATAGAACGGCTCGACTAGGCCGGTTGTATCGGCCAGTGTTGAACCGTTCACGGCCGCCGTGATCCTATTGCCGACTGCATAGGTAAGGCCCGATGTTCCGGCAAGGGTGTTCCAGTTGGCCTGAGTGGTGCTGCCCAGCGACAGGATTTGATAGGTAACGCCAGCGGCTGCAGAGTTAACGTCAATCCCGTACTTGGGCACGATCAGCGTAAATTGGTTGGCGGCTAAGCCCGCTACCTTAAAAATTGTGCGTTCTGGCAGAAATTGAGGTCCCAGAGCAGTCCTGGTGTCTATACCGAGAAGCACCGTGGCGCCGCGCTCTTGGTCAGAGATGCCCTCGTTGCCCAGCAGTACGCCGCGCACCTTGACGGAGTTATAGCCGTTAGAGCCAAATCGACCAACAAATCCCTCTGTAATGTTGCCAGTAGCTGACGATGAAAAGGACTGCAGAAAAGCAGTACGAACACTTAAAGAACGCTTGGCATGAATGAACTGATCCAGGAACGGGCCAGAGTCGTTGTCAGCAGGCTCGGCACCAGTCGATGTGAGCAGGTGGATGTGATTTGGCAAGTAACGAGTATTGGTGGAGTTTTGATGCCAGGTCCTGGTGGCAGGATTTGATTGATCCTGCAGGTAGCTGACCCTTGAGCCTATCTGATCAATCACCACAGGCTCAGCAGTGATCGGCCCGAGGAATGTGTGATGGAACTGGCGCCAAGTCCAGGGTGCTGCAACTGACGTTGATCCATAGTGCGTATCGCCAGACATCGGCACGTCATTTGTTACCCCCATGCCGGCGCTGGAAATGGTCGTATTCCCGCGCAGATAAAGGGCGCTCCACCGCAGCTGGACCAGCCCGTTGGTTGCGATGTACGGCGGACGAGCGGCACCAAGTGAATCCTTGCGCGAAGGCAGCGGCGAGCCGAACACAATGCCGCGCAGGTCTGCCACGTCGGTGGGGTTGCCCTCTAGCTGGATTGGCGGGGTGGTGGTCCAACTGTCGTACGCCGGGTTGCGGCCATTGCTGATCCGCAGCTGGTTCAGGAATGTATCAACGTTCGTGGCGGTGTTGGTGGTGAATGCACCGCTGGGGAGCGTGACGCTGCCAGTAATGAACTGCCCTGCGGTGATTGCGCCTTCAGCCACCAGCTTGATCAACTCGGACACGCCCAGGAAGTGGAACCCACCACGAAAGTCCACACCACGACGCCAGCGCATTTGCCGACCGAATGTGCTTACGTGCAGCTGATTGTTGGCGGTCTGGCTGTCGCGTAAAAACAGCGTAAATGCCCTGAAATTCACCCGAGTGCTGAGGTTGCCGTAACCTGAGCCATCAAACCAGGTTTCAGCGGTGGCAGGGTCGCCGGTTTCGGGGAAGATCAGCGGCCAGCCGGCCTGCGTCGGATCGCTGGCCCTGAACACCACATTGCATTCCCACACCGAAGCAGGATCGTAGAGCCCTGGCGCAATCCTGATTTCAGCGGTTTGGTTGCCGCTGCCAATCACTGCATTCGCGTACTCCGCCGCCCGCGCCAGGGTGGGAATGGCGGCAACCGGACTGGTTGGCGGGGTGTCGAACATTTGATCCAGGGTTCGATCCGTCGCAGTGCTCTGCACGTAGATCGTGATTGTGCCGGTAGCGGCCGAGACCAGCCGTTGCGCCTGCCGCCAGCGGTTGAGGCCAGGGAGACTAACTAGCTTATTATTTGCCCGTGATAGTTGTTCATCATTTGCTGCAATGACTGTACTGTTTAGATAATCTGCGATTGGTGCCAGTTGGCCAAACCCAAATTTGTTGGTTGTCATGCCCATGGCATCGCCGCCATCGAGCTCGGAAACACCGTTTACGTCGAACTTACCGGTTGCCGTAAGGTTGTCAACTGTTAGATTATCGAGCCGTGTTGGCGGCGGGGTATCACCTTCTTTGCCAATGTCATCAACACCAATGACCTCGCCGGTGTCGGTGTTGATCAGCCCTTGATTGGTTACATCAAAGCCATCCTTGTTGGTGCCGCGAATTTCTACCCTGCCGCCTTGTTCTGGTGCAAAGTTTGCATTGAACTCGTTCCTGGCACTCATCGTGCGGCGCCAACGAGGCAGCGCTCTGGTGTAATTCCAGAAACCCACACCGTTAAGATTCTGCCCCAGCAGCTGGATGAAGCTGGGCTGTCGAAACTCCAGGGCCCAGTTGGCGCGGCCACTGGCAGCACCACCACTTGGCGGTGTGGGAAAGTCTGTGGCAGATGCGGGATCGAGCTCGCGGCTTGCTTCCGTACGCGGCACCAGGGCGTTGTGCGCAGCCGTGCTGCTGAAGCCCAGAGCCAGGAGCATGGCCAGTGCGCCGCGATAGTCGGTAGCGCTGCGCAGCTGATCGCGCACGCTGCCGGAGCTGGTGTAGATGGTGGCCCAGTTGATGCCGCAGGTGGTGGTCAGGTCAGTGCCGCCGTCGGTATCGGTGTCGAAAATCAGCTGCGGCGCTTCCAGAGAGGTTGGATCCTCGGCGTTGTAGTCCGACGCCTGCTGCACATAGGATTCCTGCCAGAAAGCCTCATCAGGCGTGCTTCCAGCGGAAACATGTGTGACGGTGGCGGTGAAGTGCTTGCCGGCATGCTTTACCGTTTCCCCCTTGCGATAGAAGCGGCCGGCGGCGTAGACCTCATCGGGACAGGAGCGGCGGATTGTGATCTCCGCCGACATCACCACCCCGGCACCTTCCGCTGGAATCTTGGTGGTCGTGGTCACGGCCAGCACCTCAGCACCACCAGGGGCCAGCACGCGATCAATGCCGCCGCCAGTCACCCCAGGCCGGGTCTGAAGAATGCTGTTGCGCACCGGCACCCTGGAGTTGGTGGTGTTCGCCAGCCTCAGCGATACCCGCCGCTGCGCAGAGCTGCGGTTGTCCCACAACCGCCGGATGTAGACCTTCCGACCGACTGCCAAGGATGCTCCACCCGTTGCCGTGCCAATCGGGAGGTTGGTGCCGGCTTGCAGCGCCGCACCTGTGATGTCGATCTCGGTAGCTGAGGTGCTGACCCAGGCATTGGCCGCCAGAGTGGCGCGCCAATCGGGGCCCCCTGGGTTCTCAATCCAGATCAGCGTGCCAGCGGGCAGCGAGTAGCCCTGAGCGGCCAGCACGGCGGGTATAGCCGGATCATCGCTAGGGGCCAGCGGCAGCTGAAGCGTGATCAGGCTGCCCGAAATGGCAGCCACGTTGCCGAGGCCAATCTGCCGCACGTTGCCGGTCTGATCGGCCACGCTGCGCGCCACCTTCAGGCGCCTGAGGTTCCAGTTCTGATCCAGCGGGTCGCTGTTGGGGGCATAGCCCTTGGCCACGGCAACGCAGCCACCGAAGTTGCTGGTGGAGTTGCTGAACTCCAGCTGGGCGCCGCTATCGGCAAAGTGATGGCGGCCAGCACCGATGGCAAACACGCTCACCATTTGCCCGAAGGCGCCGCTGATCAGGCTGACGTGGCGACTCATCCGCTGCGGCTTCATCCGCACGTCGTCGGCCTCGCTGTCGATCAGCTCCTGGTAGTTCACCGGCGCACGCCAGGCGCCCTCCCGGTAAATCTGCCAGCAGCTGAGATCGCGCTGCACGGAGATGCCGGTGAACTGGGCGATCACGATGGATTTCAGGCCCGTAACGCGGGCGCCATCCCAGAACGCTCCGCCCATGCCCCACTCGGTGCGCAGCGAGCAGTTGTAGACGTAAGGGCTGGCGCCCTTCACTGTGTCGGACGCCTCCGAAGGGTTGGCGCCGAACGGGCCCACAATTTCGTATTCCGACAGGCGGGGGACGGCCAGGGCGTTGGAGATGTTGCCGCTGTTGCTGGCGCCGCCCATGGCGGTGCGCACCTTGGCGTAGAGCTGATTCAGATCCGCCTGGCTGGCGGCCTGAAAGCAATCGATGAGGTGGTGGCTGGAGTTGGCGCCCAGCTGGTCACGAAACGTAAGCCCGTAGACGTAGCTGGTGTTGGTGATCTTGAGGATTGCCGCTCGGTTGCTGTAGTCGACTGCCTCATCCGCCGCGGCCGGCACCCAGGAGGGCCTCACCGTGCATTGCCTGAGGCTGAGCGGGGCGCTGGCAGTGGCGTAACGGGGCAGAACAATTCCGCCGCTGTTGGGGTTGAAGGCGATCAGGTGGTTTGGTGTGGGGTCAAACCCCTCGGCCGGCCATTCGGTGATCGGAATGGCGCTGGGGCTGTTGCCGGGGTCGTTGTAGAAAATATGTGTGCCCGGGGCAAACTCAACCGCTGGGCAGTCAACCTGAGCGTCTTCTGAATTGAGGGTGAAATAACTCTTGCTGGTGGCCAGGACGATCTCAATCGCCACCCGGTTGATGGTGCGGAACGGTCGCTGCTTGCTGTAGCCACAGGTAAGGCGCTGGTTTTCGAGGCGCCTGAGCTTGGCCCTGATCTTGGCGGCGTCGCTGGCGCCGGCCGGCTCCTCAAACCAGTTGTAGGAACCACCCACGAAACGGTCCGTGCCGATGTAGGGGTTGACGTAGATCGTGAACGGGCTGTTGAGCGGATCGGCCGGCTCGGAATTGCCCGGGGCAATATTGGCGTTGCCCACCAGCTGCAGCAGGGCATCCACCACCGCCGAGAGCTGATCCTTTGCCCGCAGCTGCCCACCAGCACCCACGGCGTTGCGAATGCCGGCAAGGGCGTTGGCGACGCTGATCCGAGCCATCTGCTGCTGCTTCTCCCCGCAGGCTAGGCAGGGTCCATCTCTGACAAGGGATGAGTCCGATCAGCGATGACGTGGCGCACGTCGCCGATTGCTGCGAACTGGCCGGAGATCTTCATCGTGTCGCCGGCCCGGGCCGACAGCCTCGTTTTGGTGAGGGCGATGTCGAACTCATAGAAGAGGCATTCCTCGCGAATAAACGCATGGCCATTGGAGTGGCCTCGCCGGCCATCGGCCACCAGCAGGCGGATTGTGGCGGTGCTGCCGTGCCGGCTGAGCTGCTGCAGCCTGAGCATCGCGGCGCCGGAGCTGACGCCAGGGCTGTAGGTGTTGCTCACCTCGCCAACGAACGAACCAGCGCCTGATGCCTGGCTGGCGATCACCGACCCAAAGGCCTCGCCGATCGCCTCGGTTTTGAGCATGCCGGCGTCGTCTTCCAGGTCCCATTCGAGAAGATCGGCTTGCCGTTTCCAGCCTCGCTCGTCCGCATCGGCGCCGGCCTCCTGGATCACCGCCGGCAGGGCCGGCACCAGATCGGCCAGCAGGCTCTCGGGCTCCTCGGGCCGGGGCAGGGCCAGGGCCAGGGCGAGCAGGGCCTCGGCGTAGCCGTTGCGGGTGCTGGCGACGCTGAGAATCAGCCGATCAAAGCCCACCAGCCGCAGGGGCAGCCGGCTCAGCTCGCCGCCGTTCACGGCAGACACCTCGAGGCTGTAGAAGGTGGCCCGCTCCAGCGCATCGCGGTGGATGAACACCGTGGCCTGCTGGGCAAAGCCCACCGTGCCGGCATGCTCCCAGAAGGTGGCGTTGTCGTCGGGCCCCCAGAACGGGGCATCGGCGCCGAGCCGGTGCGCGGTGGCCGGGCCTCCGGAGGCTGCATCGCCCCAGAAGGTGTGGCCATCGGGGCAGTTGGCGTAGCCGGTGCCGAGCACGTCGAGCGGCAGGCCCAGGGGAGCGGTGAGCAGCACCTGGTCGCCGTTGAGAAAGCCGGGCTCCTCCAACCGCAGGCGCACCACCGTGGCGGGCGCATCGATCACCGCATCGGTGAGCACCACCGCCGGCGGCCAGCTGCGGCTGAGGCTGAGGGTGCCGATCGTGCCGTCGATCGCCATCGATCAGAAGCGACCGCTCATGTCGCCGTTCACCCGCATGCTGAGCGAGCAGGCGATCAATTCGCGCACCCGCACGGGTGCACCGAGAGAGGCCGTCAGCACCTCCATCGTGAAATCTCCACGGGTGGAGCCTCGGCGGGTGACGATGCGCAGGGTGTCAAGGGCTTCGTTGTCGTCCCAGATGCTGTTGGCCATTGCGCATGCGGCGGCGTTGTCGGGGTCGTAGAGGAAGGTGCAGCTCAGCTGGGTGGAGCGCACCCCCTTGGCCACAGTGCCCGCGGCCTGTCCGATGCCTGTCGTTTCAAGCTCATCGCGGGAAACCGTGGGCGTTACATCTGTGATCTTCCCCACCAGCGAGCCGTTCCAGTACACATCACTCTGGGTCGTGTTCCTGACGCCCATTTCTGGTTGGCTTCATACCTCATCAGGAGGCTAGGCAGGGCCAGGCCTATGGACTGTTCTGCAGCCGTGCCTGGAGCTGCACCGGCAGGTTGCAGCGGCGGCGGTAGACCAGGCTTTGCTGCGGCGTGGGGGCGTCCTGCCCCACAGGCCAAAACCACTTCAGGCCCGCTCCGGTGGTAACCGACTCGATGAAGGTCCGATCGGTGCTCGAGTAGCCGGCAAAGAGGATGTCGGGCAGGTCCAGGTCCAGTACGCCGGAATAGCTGGCGTGGAAGCTGGCGAGGATCAAGGTGGCGGCGTCCGTGCGGATGTTGCTGAACTCCAGATCAAACACCCCCCGCACCGCCACCGTGCCCCAGAGGCGCTGGTCTTCAAAGCCGGCCTCGCTCATCGCGCTGGTCACCGGATGGCGGGGCATGGTGAACCTGAAGCCCGTGGGTTCGATGGCAGGGAAGGGGATACCCATCAGCCGCGGATCACCCACGCACTCGGCGAATCCCAATCTAGGGAAATCAGCTGGCGGTTTTGCTCGTTGGTGGGCATGAGCACCGCCTCGATTTTCTGCCGGCCGTCATCGGTGGGGGTGACGCGCATCACCCGGAATGTCCGCACCTGGGGAGGGGCAGTACGGGTCCACTGGGTGCCCAGCAGGTTGCCGCGGGTGCCGCCGCCGCTCACCGTCAGGGTCTGAATGGTGGGACCCGGCGGTGTGGTGCCATCCCAGGCCAGCACCTGGTAGCTGCCGTCCTCGAGCGGTTCGGAGGCCACCAGGGTGCCATCGGGCAACACCGCGCCGTTTGACCAGAGGTCGTTGAGCTCCTCGTCGAAGGCCACCGCAATGTGATCCTCCGGCGCAATCGGCCGCAAGATGCCCGCGTAGGTGGTTTCAAAGCTGATCGGGTCTCCCACCAGCCGCCGCCAGCGGATCAGCAGTTTGGCCGCATCGATCAGATGCCAGCGATTGGTGCAGCTGGCCTTCATGTCCAGCGGCTCCACAGGGTCGCTGTCGCTGGCGGATGCCTCGCGGATCGTGATCTCCCGCACGGTGGAGAACACCCCGGGAGACAGCAGGTCGTCATTGCTGCGCTCCTCCCGGTACAGCCCGCTCACCTGGATCGGTCGCCGCTGGTCGTCGTCGCTGGTGGTGGACTGGAAGGTGCCTTTCTTGATGTTCTGAGCGGTGAACAGGTCTTTGATCTCCACCGGATCAAACGACAACGCCGGCTTGAAATAGAACTTCCCATTCAGTTCATAGAACGCGAGCAAATGCAGGCTGGCCTGGTCTGCTGCCCACTGCCGCAGGTTCTCCGGCTCCGGCAAAGAACCATCAAAGAAATACCGTCGATCAAAGCACCACTGGGCGGAAGTCAGAAAACTGGGTGCGTCGATCTGTTCGGCGCTCACGTCCTGCCCAGCGCCAAATCGTGGGCTCAAAGCCAACCGAGAGAAGATGTCGGGCAGCAGATGGGTGGGGCCATCGCTGGCCTCGATGTAACGGGGGCAGATGTGGCCGCCGATGATCTGGGCTGAGAGCTGATTCACGCTCTGAAGCTCCAGGGCCGAGCGGATGTTTTGCCCTACCAGAGCAATGTTCGAGTAGCTGGGTGCGGTGGGGTTGGTCTCGATGATGTTCACATAGCCGATCTCATGCTCTGGCCCCTGGTTGGCGGTGCTTTGGATCTCGTCGTAAACAAAACTTTCCGCCAACTTCCCCCACGGATCGACAAGGTTTTCACCATCGCTCCAACCCAACCCCAAATCGGTCTTGCCAATGATGGCGGTGCCGGCCCAGTTGGTGGTGGGGCCGTTAATTTGCGTTGCAGTAATCACACCACTCCCATTGCTGGTGATGCTGACGGGAGCACCGTCAGCGGTGAGGCCGAGGTTAAATTCCGTCTCGGCTGGTTTGCTCACCACGAAATAGGTAGTGGAGCTGTTCAGCCCATTTGGCAGACTGCCGGTACTGGAAAGGGTCACACGGTTGCCAATCCGCGGTGCAGGCTCCCCGTCTTCAACCATCGCGAATTGGTTGAAGACAAATGGGTCGGCAGGGACTAGCTCAACTACGAAACTGCGGGTGGCGATTACTGGGAACGGAGCAGAACCCCCGGGCTTGCCATTGGCCAAGGTGATCGGTCCCACTTCATAGCCGCTTCCCCGGTTGGTAACATTGATATTGGAACTGTTGAAGCCACCGGAGCTCGGCACGGTCACGGTGACCCGGCCGCCCAGGTCGATGCCGCCTTGCAACACCTGCACACCGGTGTAGACCCCAGGCACAGCCCCCACAGCAGCGGTGGTGGTGGTCAAGCCGGCCAGGGCGTCACGCCGATCCGGTTCGATGGAACGGAGATCAAAGCGCTTTTGGGTTCTGGCAAACGGCGCCTTGCCCAGGTAGCGCACCGTGCAATCGCCATCTACAACGGTCCGCAGGCTGGTTATGCGGCTGTCGAGTACAGCCAGCAGGCCAGTGGCGGTGCCGGAGCGAATCTCCCAGCCGCTGAGCGGTTCCAAACGGATCTGCGCACAGCGTGCATTGGCGGGCAACTCCAGCTGTATTTGATTGTTCTGGGCCTGCTGCGTCAGCCCCCGCACGCCATAGATGGTGGGCAACTCCACAAACGTCGCCTGGCCCTCGGGGCGATAGCTGAGGCGAAGGAACGAGTAGCGCTCCTCGGGGATATTGATGGTTGCACCCCTGTACTGGGAAACCTTCGGCTTCTCGCCCGACGGCAGGTTTTCGCCCTCTTGCTGCCCACCAGCAAGGCGATTGATCTCCTGCAGGGTGGGACACTTGCGAAGGTTGGCGAAGCCGCTGGTACGCATCCCCAAGGTGCTGCGGATGCCAATCTCAATGATGCGTGCGGGCTTGGTCAGGGTGAAATCGGCAATGGCACAGCGATGAAGGTGAGGGCGGCTGGTGCCAGTGGCGTAGCGGGGCCCGGAATCCACAGCGGACCAGTCCCAGTCCTGTTCAGGGCCAACCCGCTCGGGGAACTGTTCGGTGCCAGTGGCAGCCGGATCAATCTCCGAGTTGGGCGTCACGTAGATCGTGCCGGCGCGCACCACCCGGAAACGGGCGGTGATGTTCTGGCCATCACCCACCGGCTCGTTGTCGGCGTTGGAGGAGAAGAGATCATTGGACGGTGTGCGCTGCTCCAGCACTGCCAAGCAGCTGCCGGCCTTGAACAGCTCTCCCACCTGCAGGGCATCATCAGCACTGCGTTGGCGTGCACTGATCGCCGCGGCCACATCAGTGCAGTTTTCGCGGTGCTTGATATTGCTGTCGGTGTTGGTCTTGTCGAACTTCAATCTGGTGTTGGCATCGCTACTTTTCGAGAGCAAGTAGTCGAACGTGGCACCGACGGGCAGGGTGACCAATCCACTTGCCCCGCCGATTGAGGTGTCGACCACGCCGCTGCGGCCGGACCACATCCGCTTGGCCTTCCAGATTGAGCCGAGTGCCACCGGATCATCAACCGGATCGATGGTCTGATTGCCGCTGCTGCCCCGTGGTTTGGTGGTGATCTGCCGTGTGGCCTGCATCTCGGGGTTTATCCGCAGGCCCAGCCCGTTGCCGATGGTGGCGTAGAGCCCGCAGGCGGTAGAGCTGCTGGGGCGTGCGGTTGCGCAGGCATCGGGGCGGATCACGCCGCCGGTGCTGCGCACCTGGAAGACATCGCCGCCGCCGTCGTTCTCCATGTTGCCGATGTCTTTGGCGGCAAGGCGGCCGGCAATGCGATCGGTGGAACGGATCCGCCCGCCGCCCAGGCGGGCGTAGACGGTGACGCGGGCGGCGGCCTCATTGGCGGCGGCGGTGCCGAGGTCGTAGGAGCGGAGGGGGTTGTTGCCGATGGCAAAGCCGGCCGAGTCGACCTCGGCCATCGGCCCTTCGCCCAGCATGTAGAGCGCGCGAAAAAGCTGGCCGCCGTCAACGGCCACCAGTTGAGACCACAGGAGCTCCAGATCGACGCGGCAGCCGCCGTACCAGCCCGCGGGCCGGCCATTGAGGGCGGGCAAATACTCACGCCGGGCGAACACGATGGGGATGACACTGCCAAGCCGCGCCACCTCCTGGGTGGAATCGAAGCCGGGCCGTGGGGCGTAGCGCGCGCTGCGGCTGATGTTGTCGGCCCGGTTGGTCTTGGAGATGAATCGCCCGGGCTGCCTCGGCTTGGGCGCCAACAGAGTGGACAGCACCGTGTAGCCCGTTGAGAGGATGGTGGTGGCCAGCGAGATGATCGCCCAGGTAGCGGCGGGCGTTGGACCGCAGGTGGCCAGTGGCGGGTTCCGCGTGTATTCGATCGCCGCGGCCTGCTGCCGTTCGATCTGATAGCGCAGCAGCTGGTCTTCGCTCCAGCCGAGCAGCTCCGCCAGGTAGGCGTCGCCAGGAAGGGGGCGGGGATGGCGCGTCACAGGATCAGGATGGGCGCGGTGGTGGATGGAGCCACAGGCAGGAAGTGAAACCAGCGGCGCACCTGGCAGGGCGCCAACGGCCTCCAGTGCACGCCCTGGCCCTGGCAGGTGGTGAGGATTCCACCGGCCACGCACACACCCAGGGCGATCGGTTCACCGTCGGCCAGCAGCGCCACGTCGAGGGGCATGGCGCCGGGCACCGGTGTGGTGATGGCGGCAAGCTCCTCGAGCAGTGGCCGCCAGCGGCCACGGCTGGCGGCCCGATACCACTCCCGTTTGATCAGCGGCGGCCGGGGGGCGTCATAGAGGCCCAGCACGGCGATCGTGAGGCGCAAGCAGTCGGTGGCGCCATGGCGATCCGGATCCCCCCCCCAGCGGTAGGGGAGGCCCATGTACCGCAACCAGGGGGCGGTCCGTGAGGCGTGCTGTGGCATGGGCATCAGGCGATGAAGATGGAGCCGGTGTCTGGCAGCTGGCCCACCAGCTCAGTGGTGAGGCGGCGGCGGGGCGCATCACCACGGATGGCATCCAGCGGTGATGTGAGGGTGACCTTGATGTACTCGCGCCGCTCGATCGGGCCCAGCCGCCAGAGATGGCGCGAGAGGAGGCGGACATCGGTGCCGGCGGCCACGTCGCACAGCACCACATCGGCGCGGAGCTTCCAGCGGTTGGCGCGGGCCTCGGCCAGCACATTCAGCGCCAGCTGGTTGCGGTTCATCGCAAGCCGGCCCTCGGAGCGATCACCACCGCGGGCACCGGCCGAATCGGAAATTCGGAAGCCCATCGAGGTATGGGGCCGGCCGTCGTAGGTGCGCGTCTGCCCGGTGAAGAGGTTCTGCCAGGCGTAGCCGGGCACTGGCGCGCCATTGGCCTGGAAGGAGATGTAGGCGCAGATGGCGATCATCAGCGCATCCCCACGCTGCTTTGAATGGAGGGGTTGTTGCGGAAGTCGTTGTAGACCGCTTCGCGGCTGGCTGCAGCGGCTGCGGCTGCGGCCTGGTGCACCTGCTCCACCGTGGCGTATTCCACGCCGTTGATCACCTGCGTTTCCACCTTGAGCCGCAGCGACCTGGAGGGGCCCATGGCGCTGGGGGGAGCGCCACCAGGCCCAGACCCTGCCATGGCGCCGCCGCTAGGGGATGACTTGAGGAAGGGAATCGGCGGCAAGCCAGACCGGCCGCCAGCACTCTGGGCGGGCCCGGCGGCCATGAAGGGGACTGGCGGCGCGCCAGACCGGCCGCCAGCACTCTGGGCGGGCCCGGCGGCCATGAAGGGGATGCCGAGCGAATCGCCACCGTCCGCCACCTGAGCACCGCCACCTGGGGTGCGCTGGAACGGCACACCCAGCGCCTTGGTGAGGGCCCGGTTGCTGTAGACCTTTCCGCCGGCCTTGTTGAACCGCACGATCTCCGCATTCTTCTCGCCCACCAGGTAGTCGAGCCCGTACTGGATCTCCCCCCCACCTGCGAAACCGGGGGTGAAGGAAAGGTTGGGGCTGCCCAGGTTGAGCATGGGACCAGCGGCAGACCAGTCAGGCCCCCCAAAAGCTGCTGCGCTGTTGAACGCGACATCCAGGTTGCCGAGGCCAGCGAAGCCGCTGATCAGGCTGGGGATTTTGGTGGCCAAGCTCCCCCACACGTTTGCGCTGTCGCCCACGGCAGCAGCTCCGGATGCACCGGCCGCAGACAGCAACGCCGCACCAGCGTTCATCAGCTGCAATGCAGCGCCCTGGTGGGCGCTTGCAGCGTTCGTGTGCGATGCCGCGGCCATCTCCAGTGCTCTGCCCGGGATGTCGATCCCGGTGAACGTTTTCACGATCCCGCCCTGCAGCTGGGATAGCAGCGGGTTGAGGAGAGAGTCGAGTGTGGCCTTCATCAGCGACTGCCCCGCTTGCGCCAGCGCGCTGCTCACCGCCTGCCTCACATCACCACCAGTGAGCAGTGCCTGCACGGCGCCGGAAATAGAGCCGCTGATGCTGCCGCTCACCGCGTCGCCGGCGGAGATGGCCAGGCGGCCCTGGGGAGTCTGCATCACCTCGGCAGTGAGTTGGGCCTTTGTTCGCTCGTAGGCCAGCTGTGCTCGCTCTGCCAGCTGCTGCTCGGTGAGGTTTTCATTCTCCAGGCTGTTGGTGTTTTGGAGGTCTTTCAGGGCCTGGGTGTTGTCTTCTATGGCCCTGACCAGCCGGGTTTCGGCAGAATCCACGTCGTTCAGGCTCTGCTGCAGCGCTTCCGCCTGGTTGGCGGTGCTGGGCGCCACAACACCCCCAACGGCGGCAACTGTGGTGGCAACTGAGTCAGCAGGGAGGGCAGCCGCGGCCCGGGCCTGGCCCATACCGGTGAAGGGCTGCACGCCCAGCGGGATGGCTGCTCCAGGGGCCACGCCAGGGGGTGGGGCCACCGTGGAAAACGCATCTATGCGCTGGCTATGAGGCAACTGCCCTGAAGGGCGAAGGATCGAGGCTGAAGGGGCACCGACACTGGAACCAGCGGCCTGGCCCTGCACCCTCCCCGTAACGAGAAGGTCAGCGCTGCGGCGGGCGGCTGCCGTTTCTGCATTGCGCTGCAACGCCCCATTCGTTCCAGGGCTATTGATGTCAACACTGTTATGTGCGCCAAACGTGCGGCCTGAACCATCAAAACGGCCCAGCACCTGCCCTCCAACTACGTGCTGTCCGACCTTTACGATTGCGGCCATGTGGCTATAGGTAGCCTCTAGTTTGTTGCCCAGGTCGTCAATGAACTCAATTACTGTGTAGTTTCCATTGTTACCTGCTCTGCTTATTTCGGTCACCACGCCATTGTGGTAGCTGTGCATTTCATTGTTTGGTCCTACTGGCATGTCCGCGCCGTTCTGGCCGGACGCATCTAGCCGGCCACTGATGGAGCCCGGAAGCCGTGCAACACCTCCCAGCGATGGCACGCTGCTGGCCCCTGCCAGTCGTGGGGCGATTTCATCCTTCATCTGGGTCAGCCTGAGCCGACCCAGCTCTGCCGTCAGCTGCGCGCGCTGCAGGGCGATGTCCACCTTCTGCCGCTCCATCTGCAGCTTCTGGATCCGCAGCTCGCTCTCCTCTTTCTTGTGCTGCACCTCCTGCTGTTTCTGCGCCAGCTGGTGCTCGCGGGCCATCTGCCCCTCCTTGGCGTCGAACAGCCGCTGCTGCACTTCCGCCGCTGATTCCATCCCGCTCACCCCGGCCGCGGCCGCAGCGATCTGGGCCTCGATCACCGACGCGGTGCCGCCGCCACTGCGGGCGCGGTCTTGCAGCTCCTGCACTTCCGCGAGCCGCTCGGCGGCCTGCACCGCCGCCTTCTCGCGGGTCATGGCCAGATCGGCCTGGGCCTTCTCCAGCCGGCCCTGGCGCTCGAGGAGGGTGTTCTGACGGTTGATCGCGTCGCTCTGATCTTCCAGCTCTCGCTTTTTGGCGTTCTCCTTGTTGACGATCTCGTCGAGCGTGTTCGAGATGTTTTGCTCCGCACCGCTGATCTGGGCCAGGAGCAACTGCTGCTCACGGGTGTACTGGGCTTGCTGGCCCTGGATGTCGAGCTGCTGCTCCTGGAGGCCCAGTCGCTGGGCATCCAGAGCGATGATGGTGCCCAGCTGGCCTTCGGCCTCAAAAGCCAGCTGCACCTGCCGCCGGCTGCCCTCCACCTTGGCGTTGATGCGGGTCTGCTCGGCAGCATTGATGTTGAGCAGCTCTTGGTTCTTGCCCCACTCGGCGCTGTAGAGGGGCATATTTTTCTGCGTGCGCAGCAAAGCGTCTCGTTCCTTCTGCGCACGCACCTGTTCGGCCTGAGCTTCAGCCAGCTGGATCTTGAGCTGCTCCTGCTGGATCTTGATCTGCTTTTCCTGGATAAGCATCTGCCGCTGCTGCAGCTCCCGTTCGGTCTGGAGAATCCCCCGCCGTTCGGCGATAGCCTCTCGTTCCTGCCTGAGCTTCAGGTCAGCCAGGCGAGCCTCTGCAGCGGCTTTGGCCTCAGGGCTTGCAGCCACCTGCGCGCCCAGCTCATAACCACGGGCCTCTAGAGCGCGGCGGGCTCCGGCAACAGAGCTCATGGCTTCCGCCACCTCCCGCTGCTTGTTCATCAGGGTGAGGCCCTGCTCCAGCGCCTTGATTTCGTTCTGGTAGGCCTTCTGCTTGATCTCTGACCATTCCTTGGAGATGTTCAAAGCCCGGATTGCTCCAGAGCCAAGCCTCTGTTCTCTGGCCTCGATCCGCTCTAGAACATCAGCTGGCAGCTTGAGGCTGCGCAGCGTTACCGGCTCGCTGAGGTTGGTTTGCCGGTTGAAGTTCTCCCTGAAGCTGAGCTGGGCTTCCTGAATTTGCTTTTCTGATGCACCGCTCGCCATCATTTGGGCGCGCATCGTAAACAAACGGAAGTTCAGAACGCTTTGCGCCCACTTCTTGTTCCAGTTGTCGATTGCTTTGCCGGCGCCTTCCGCGCCTGCTATGAGGTTGTCAAAGAATGTGTTAACGCCATCGGCATCTGCATCGGCACTGGCATTAAACAGTGCCTTGATTGGGGTGATTGTTCCACCGATTAGATTCGCGAGATTTTCAAATTGTTTGGCAATCAGTTCAACAAACCTTGCAATCGTTACAAGAACAGGCTGCAGCACAAAACCCAGCACTGCGGTTGCCACGCCTACTACATCCATGATCACCCGACCCACCGATGAAGCGATAGCACCTATAGATGTGAGAACTGAAATAACGGGGCCAAACACCTTGATAATTGGCCCAACAGCCTCGGCGATGCTCTTGAAGAACCCACTAAAGCTGCTCTGCAGATTCTTGAAGGTGACCCCGATCGTTTGCAGCATCCTTGCCGTGTCGCGCTCCAGCGGCTGGCCAGCCTCAGATTGAATTGCCTGATTGGTTTCTTCAAAGTTGCTCAATACGTTTTCCATGCTTAGCGACAGCACCTTTTGGCCCTCGTAAAGTTTCTCCAGCCTCTGCATTAGGAAGTCGCTGAACGTCCCCTTGGCCTGTTGCTGGCGCACGTCCTCGTTGGAGATGCCTAGCTTTTGGGCCAGCATCGCGTCAGGGCCAATATTTCCCGTCATCAGGGCATTCACCTCCTGCCGCAGTTGGAAGGCAGGAATGCCAAGCGTGTTCATCCCGGCGGCTATCCTGGTGGCCAACTTGGCGGAATTTTCCAGCGTGCCCTTTTCGCCTAGAGCGCCGATGTTCTGGAGGATGATGTTGAAGCCGTCGTAGATTTCGCTGGCGGTGGCGCCGCTGATGTTGGCCACCTCTTTCTGGATGCCCTGGTATTCCTTCAAGATCGCGCCGCGCACGATCTGCATCTGGCGGGCAGTACCCTCCACCAGCTTCCCGTCTGGCCCGAGGATCGCAAAGCTCTGCGCCGCAAAGATCCCGGCCTCCGCCACCTGCTTGTTGAGCCGGCCGGCCTCGGCCGAAAGTTGCTGCAAAGGGCCCAGCACGGCGTTAACTGCCCCCTGCAGCCCCCCGAAGATGGCCTGCAAACCCGTGGCCGCCAGGCCGAGCTGGCCCAGGATCGGTATCGCCTTCCCGGCCATCCCAAGCATTCCGGCCAGGCCATTGGTGGCGCCACCAAAGCCACCGCTGCCGCCAGCTGCTGCCGCCGCCTGGCCGGCGCCGCGCAGCTGCTGCGAAAGCATCGTGAACGCCTCGCCATCGCCCTGCACGCCGCGGCGCAAGGCCTCCATGGTCGCGGCCAGCCCTTGATAGCCGCGCTGCGTTTCCGGTGGCGGCGGCGGGATGTTGGGGGCCGGGATTTTGGTGCCCCGCTTTTCCATGTCGGCGATCACCGCCCGCATGCGCGCCAGGTCGCGCTCCAGCGGCTGCATGTCGCCGCGTAGGGTCAGCGTGGCTGTGCCCAGGCTGTATTCGCCGCCGCCGCCGCTCTGGGTCAAACCCGTTCATCCCTGCTTGGGGTCAGTCTGGCGCCGGGCTAGTCAGTAGCCAGAGCGCTGCAGCTCTTCGTGGGCCACCACCAGCACCCGTGGCGGCATCTGGTTGTTGCTGAGCAGCCAGCGGATCGTGGCGGCCGTCGCCTGGGTGATGCGAGCGTTCTTGCCCGGGGCGTCGGAGATCTTGAACGGCAGGAACTGATCCTCGCTGCGGCCCTTGTTGCCCAGGCCCGGGAAGGCAGCAATCTCAACCATCGAGGCCAACCGCGCCATGGTGGTGCTCAGCTCGTTGGTCCGTTTGGCCCGTTCCTTCAGGGCCCAGGCGTAGGCCTTGAGCACCGCATCCACCGGCTGGTACGCGAAGCGCTCGGCATGCCAGCGGGGGTCCTGCGTCAGCCCGCTGGTGAGGATCAGCTGGATCTCATCCCAGTCGGTAGGGGCAGTCTTGAGGTATGCCTCTATGCGGGCGCGGTGCTCGTCGCGGCTGAGGTTTTCTTCTGGCCTCGGGGCTTCGGCGCCGTCTTCGGCGCCGGCGGCTTTCCCCCCGCCGTCATCGCCGCCTTCTCATCGATCAGGAACTGCTGCAGCTCATTGATCAGGTCAGCTGGCAGCTGACTGGTGTCGTTCTCGCTCCAGTCGCCGGGCTCCAGCTTCACCCAGTCCTGGCTGTCGGGGTCGAGGTAGTCGCCGCGGCCGATCAGCAGAGTGGTGACAAGGGCTTTCTTCTGATCGTCCATGGTGGCCTGGGACGAGAGGAAGGTGATCAGCCTCTGCGGATCACTGTTGAGCAACCCGAAGGCCTGCAGGGTGCCCTGCAGCGAATCCGGATCGTTGGGGTTGGCCACCCTTGATAGATCCTGGATCAGCTTGTCCACCTCCTCGATGGACATGCCGGTGTCCTTGGCGATGCCATCGGCCAGGCGGTAGAAGCTGCCGAGAGAAACGCACCGCTCCCGGTCGTGCTGCTCCATCAGTTCTGCTTCGCCCTGCAGCACCTTGCCGTAGACGGCGAGGCGGAACACGCCGCCGATCACCTTGTGGCCGGTGCGGAACGACGCCAGAAGGCGACTGGCTACGGTCATGTGAGAGGCCGGATGGCCGCACGGATCTGAAAGCCAACGTAGCGCTGGCCTTGGTTCAGGACATCCTCCGGCAGGGTCAGCCAGAACTCAGCGCCGCCCTGGGGCGGGGTGACAAGCACCTCTGCATCGGTGGCGCCGGCCTCCACCACCAGCATGCCCACCATCAGCTCCGGGGCGTTGTCGGGTGCCCTGCAGTCGATCGCCACCACGTTCTGCATGGGGGTGAGCAGCAGGCGATGGAACATGGGGCTGGAGCTGCTGCTGCCAGTGTGGCCCGGGTCATGCCCGGGCCCTGCTGCAGGTGCTGCTCACACTCGCATGAACAGCCAGCTGGCGCAGCCCGGTGGATAGACGCTGCATTGCTTGCCGGCGGAGAGCTTGCCGCGGCCGATGAGGCGCCAGCCGTCGCGTTTGGCGCCGACTGAACGGGCGGCGGCCCACTTGTTGATGGTGTGGGCCTCCAGGCCGAGCAGGTGGGCCAGCTCGGGGCCGGTGATCAGATCGCCAGGCCGGTAGCCGTCGGGCTGCTGCGCAGACTGCGGAGGCATGGGCGGCCCCGGGGGCGCCTGGTGCTGGCGAGGAGGACGCGGACCAGGGGCCGGCGCCGCCGGCGCGGGTGCGGGGGGCCGGGGCGGAGCGGCCACGGCTGCCGCCACAGCCTGGCTCCTACGACTCGGCCGCAGGGTCATGGTGGGGTGCTGGTACACGAATTCCGTCCAGTCGTTGTGGCAGGCCAACCAGAACAGTCGCAGGCTCAGGCAGTTGTGCAGCTCCGTCAGCTGCTTCCGCTGCCGCCAGAGCTGATCAGCCACAAAGTCATGCGGCTGCGCAACGGCAGGCACTCCTACCGGTTCGCCAGCTGGTCGGACCCTGACATGCAGCTCGGTGCCAATCCGTTCGATGGCCACCATCGGCAGTGTGGGCGCCTCGGTGCGATCAGCGGCGATCCTGGGGGTGAGGCTCTCCAGGAACCAGCCGTCCATCCACACGGCGAAGGCGGGGGAAATCCAGCGGGCAAGGTCGACGGCGAGCTGGGGGTGAACCCAGGTGCC